CGAGCGCGACCTCAACGCGGCCAACAACGCCCATGAGATGCGCAAGCACCGCACGCCCCAGGCCCAGTCGCCCAAGCCGCCGGTGCAGGCGCCCGGCCGGGCTGCTAATGGTCACCAATTTGACCAAATGACGAGGACGCCATGAAGCTCACCACCCGGCTCCGCAAGGCGCTGCCAACGGCAGACTTCGCCGGGCCGGATCGCAGCTTCCCGATCGCCGACGCCTCGCACGCCCGCAACGCGCTGTCCCGCGCCGCGAGCGCGAGTCCGGCCGTCAAGGCGCGGGTGCGGGCTGCGGTGCGGCAGAAGTACCCGGCGATCGGCAAGCCGGGACTGATCAACCAGTGACCGACGACTTCACTCTAACCGAACACGACAAGGCCAGCAGCCTCTGGCGGCGGCTGGAGGCGCATCTGCTCGACATGCTGGCCTCGGCTCGCGTCAGGAATGACAACGAGGCGCTTACCGAACAGGAGACCGCGACACTTCGCGGTCGCATCAAATGCCTGCGGAGCCTGCTGGCTCTGGCAGACGACCGGCCAATCGTGACCGGCAACGCGGAGCAGCCACCGGCTTACTGAGCCGGCGCCTGCACAGGCGATTCGTTTCGAATCGCCGATGACGGAGAACACCCAATGGCTGATGAAACCGACGCCGCGGCGGTTGCCGAAGCGCAGTCCGATGCCGACTTTGGCGCGGGCTTCAACGACGGCAAACCGCCGGAAAAGCCCGGCACGGAGAAACCCGGCGCGGCCAAACCCGAACCCGCGGCAACCCGTCGTGTCGAAGACGCGCCCGACGGGCGACGGGTAGAGGCAACGCCAGCGCCAGCGCCGAAGCCGGAATACGTGCGGGTGACGGCGAGCGAGTGGGCCGAGGTCAGGGCTGCCGCCGCGAAGACGGCATCCTACGACAGCCAGCTCGCCAAGGCGTTCGGCACGATCGGGAACCTGCAAAAGCTGGTGACCGGGCTGCAAGGCCAGACCCCCACCGGCCGCCGCGTCGAGATCCCGAAAGACGCGTTCGCGGCGATGGAACGCGATTTCCCGGAACTGGCGCAGCAAACCCGGGCGGCCCTGGAAGCCGCACTGTCGGGCATCTCCGGCACCGGCGGTGGCGCCGAGCCCGATACCGGCAAGCTCGAGTCGATGCTGGCGTCGCACACCGCCAAGCGCGAGATCGAGGCGCTGGAAGATGCCTTCCCGGAGTGGCGCAAGATCGTCGGCGCGGTGGACGTGTCGCGCGAGCGGCCGGACCCCAACAACCCGTTCCGCAAATGGCTCGCCACCAAAGACGCCGCCTACCAGGCGCGCATCAATGGATCGGAGTCCGCGGCGGTGATCGGCCGCGCGATCCGTGCGTTCCAGAAAGAAGCCCCGGCCCGGGCGGCGCCAGTGAACGGGGCGCCACGCGACGCCGCGCGCACCGATCGCATCCGCGGTGCGGTGCAACCCCGCGGCGACAACACGCAGGCAAGCTCCGGCGTCGACGCGGACGCGGAGTTCGTCGCCGGATTCAATTCACGCTGATTGGGCCGGAAGGCCCGCGCGCGTAAAAACGCACGGTAAGAAACGTGAACACGACCCGGATTCCGGCGTTTCCGACATGGCGAGGCCCAGATACATTCCGGGCACGGCACGGACGGGTGATTGACGACTGAGACGACCCGGCCGCGCTCCGCGTGGCCTGGCCTACGACCAGCGCCCTGTCCAGCACTTGGGTGAGCTTGGCTCACGCCAACCAAGTGCTGAGGTGACGCGGGTTTCCGACTGACCTCAACGCTGAAACCAGACCCCCACAGGAGCCCATCACGATGGCTATGCAAAACTTCACGCTTACCCCGGGACGAATCAACCGATTCAAAGGCGAAATCCTCGCCCATGCGGTGCCGATGGAAGTGCTAGGCAAGACCGGCCGGCAAATCCCGATGCCCCGCAACAACAGCGACACGTACGTCGCCCGGCGCTGGCTGCCCTATGGTGCCACCGCGACCAACGCATCCTCGCAGAACCAGTTTTTCGCGAACGGCACCGGCGACCGCGGCAATGCCATCACCCAGGCGCACCAAATCCAGGAAGGTGTCACGCCCGCGCCTGACAGCATCGTGCCGCTCGACATCACCGTTGTCGTGCAGCAGTTCGGTTGCCTCTACGGCTTCACCGACAAGACCTACGATCTGTACGAAGACGACATCCCCAAGGCGATGATCGAGCAGATCGGCGAGCGGGTGACGTTCGTCAACGAAATGATCATCTGGGGCGCGCTGCGCGGCTGCACCAACGCCTACTATGGCGGGGCAGGGACCAGCATCGCCACCGTCGCCGGCGGCCTGACGCTCGGCATGGTCCGCAAGATCGCCAAGAACCTGCAAGCCAACCACGGCAAGCCGGTGAACAAGGTGCTGAAAGCCGGGGCGAACTTCGCCACCGATCCCGTCGCCGAGGGCTACACGGTCTACTGCCACACCGACCTAGAGCCCGACATCCGCGACCTGCCCAACTTCGTCCCGGCCGAGGCGTATGCGTCCGGCTCGCCGATGGCGAACGAGATCGGCAAGTGCGAGCGGTTCCGCTTCATCACGTCGCCCGATCTGCCCTCGATCCAGGATGGCGGCGCGGCGATCGGCGCCACCGGCCTCTATTCCACGACCGGCGTGTCGCTCGACGTCTATCCGTTCATCGTCACCGCACAGGACGCATGGGGCCAGATCGCGTTGCGCGGCAAGGACTCGCTGAGCCCGACGTTCCTGCCGCCCGGCGAGAAGTCGAAATCCGATCCGCTGGGCCAGCGTGGCTATGCCGGCACCGCATGGTGGAAGGCGGTGATGATCGAGAACCAGGGCTGGCTCGCGTGTGGCTACGTCGGTTCCAAGGTGCTCGTCTAACCGCCAGGTGAAGGAGAACGCCAATGCGTGACACGATGACCCGGTACATGGCCGGGATTCCCGATCAGCCTAGCCGGCACGGCCTGCGTGCGATCCTGAAGGCGCTGGTCGACCGCTACTCGTCGCAGCCGTTGACCTCCGCCGGCCTGGTGATCAACGGTGCCGGTGCGACCTTCGCCAAGATCGGCGCGGCGGATTTCTACGCCGCCGCTGCCGGTGTGCTGGTCAAGATCGCGGCTGGAACGGCGCTTCCGGCGCTAACCGGAATCACGATCGCCGCTGGGGCCTTCAACGTCGCCTGCTTCTTCGTCAACAGCGCGGGCGTGATCACAGTGGGGGCCGGCGCCCAGGCCGCGACGCTGGGCGGCGTGACCTTTCCGCAGATCCCGGACGGCAATGCGTTGATCGGAATCCTGATCATCACCAACGCCGGCGCCTTCACCGGCGGCACCACCGCGCTCGATGCCGCCACCACCGTCTACATCTCGCCAACCGGTCCGTTCGACGCGACCGTACTGGTATAAAGGAGCAAATCCCATGGGCTACGAAACGGACTTCGATCCGTCCATCACGATGTCTGTCGGCAACGTCGGCGCGGTCGCCGGCACCGGCGCATCGTTCACCAGCACGGTTGCCAGTCAGGCGGTCATCAACGGCAAGTTTGCCGTGGCACTCGGCATCCAGACCAACGCCGCATTGCCGGCCACCGACGCCAACACCGGGCTGGCATTCCCCACACTCGCGCCGAACCAGACGTGTGCGATCGTTTTCGGTCAGAACCAAGCCGGGGCGCTCCAGGTCGTGCAGGGTCCGATCGTCCCGACCGCCGTCGGCGTGACCACGACGCCGGGCGCGTTCATCAACCTGCCGCAGTTTCCGGACCTGCCCAGCACGTTCTGTCCGCTGGCCTACACCATCGTAAAGACCGCGCCGTCCGCCGCGTCGTGGATCGCCGGCACCAGCGCATGGGCGGCCTCGGGCGTGGTCGCCACGGTGTTCCAGAACGTCGCGGCACTCCCGGCCCGGCCGCAGGCGAGCTAACGCCGATGGCACGCCAGGAACTGCACAGCAGCAAGCTGCCGGACGTCGAACAGCGTCCGCCGATCATCGATCCGTCCACGTACGACGGCGACGTGATCCTGACCGAGCGGACGCACCAGCAGAGCTACCTGGACGAACTGGCGTTCATGCAGGAGCCCGTCACCATCCGCATCGAGCCCAGTTCGGACAAGAACGCGGCGGGTGCGTTCCCCGCATGGTGCAACGGCAAGCCAGCGGAGGTCTTTCAGAACGGCCGGTGGGATGAGATCGGCTATTTGCCGGTCGGGCGCGTTCTGGTGATTCGCCGCTCGATCCTGGAAATCATCATCCGCGCCAAGGTCGACACAGTCCAGACCAAGATTCTGGAGATGGACAGCGAGCGGCCGAA